CAAAAATTAATGGAGCGGCAGCAGATCTTACAGTTTCAGTTGAAAGAGCCGCAAACACATTAGTCTTTACAGACTCTACTCAAGGTTGGTTGTTAAAGGCTAAATAATTATGGCTACCTATAAAGAGACAGTTGGGACGGCAGTCGTCAACTACGCTGGTAATTATCCAGGCGCCGTGGAAGGTGAGCTTTGGTACGATAGCACCAACAAAGATTTCAAATATCAATATCCAAATATATCAACATCTGGTTCGTGGAGAACGGGTAATTCTATGAATACTGCTAGATTTGCTTTATCGGGAGTTGGTATACAAACAGCAGCTTTAGCGTTTGGTGGAAATTCTGATCCTCCCGTTCAAGCATTAACAGAATCTTATAATGGAACTAATTGGACAGAAGTAAATGATTTACAAGCTGCAAGATCAGCTATGGGTGCAGCAGGAACTAACACATCGGCGTTAGCTTTTTGTGGACCTCCAGGTAGCACACCTACTGCAACAGAATTATGGAATGGCACAAACTGGACTGAAGTAAATGACATGAATACTTTTAGAGGTACTCCAGGAGGAGCAGGAGCAGATAATACAGCGGCTTTAGCTTTTGGTGGTGGTGTTCCGTCAGGACCTGAAAGGTCAGCATTAACAGAAAATTGGAATGGAACTAACTGGACAGAAGTAAACGATTTAAATACTCAACGAGGTAATCAAGCAGGAAATGGAAAAGTAAATACTGCAGCACTATGTGTTGGAGGTAGCGGTGATCCTGATGGTACAGAACAATGGAATGGAACTAATTGGACAACACTTGCAAATATGAATAGTGGAAGAATAAATTTATCATCAGCCGGAACATATACTTCTGCTATAGCTTTTGGTGGTGCTCCACCTTCACCTGGATCAGTAACAGAAGTTTGGAACGGAACTAGTTGGACAGAACAAGGAGATTTAATAGAAAGTAGAAAAAACGCAGCAGGTGCTGGAGCAGATAATACTTCTGGTTTAGCTTTTGGTGGAACTCCAAGTCCTGGAAGTTCTGCTTTAAGTGCAACAGAAGAATGGACAGGTGCGGGCGCAGCACAAGGTGGTTGGGCTACGGGTGGAAGTTTAAATACTGCTAGAAATGAACTTGCAGGAGCAGGAACTAGTCCTACAGCTGCTTTAGGTTTTGGTGGATCACCGGGTCCAAAAGCAATAACAGAACTTTATGATGGAACTAGCTGGACAGAAGTTAACGATTTAAACACAGGAAGAGGTGTACTAGGAGGAGCAGGTTCTTCTACAGCAGCTCTAGCTTTTGGTGGAAACACATCTCCAAGAGCACAAACAGAAACTTGGAATGGAACTAATTGGACTGAAGTTAACGATTTAAACACAGGAAGAGAGTATCTAGCAGGATGTGGAACTTCAACAGCTGCTTTAGCAGTTGCAGGATATGTTCCTGGTACAGCGTCTTCAGATCTAACAGAATTATGGAATGGAACTAACTGGACAGAAGTAAATGATTTAACTAGACCTGAGGGATCTGTTGGAGCAGCTGCTGGTATATCAACATCTGCACTATACATGAGTGGAGAAGAAGATCCTGGTGCGGTGCCAACTAACTGTGAGTCTTGGAATGGAACAAACTGGACAGAAGTAAACAATATAAACACTGGAAGAAAAGCTGCAGCAGCAACTGGACCAAATAACACAGCGGCTTTACTTTTTGGTGCACGTGCTCCAGTATCCCCACAAGGAAGAACAGAAGATTGGAATGGTGTTAGTTGGAAAGAAGAAAATGATTTAAATACTGGAAGATATGCTTTGGCGGGATCTGGTTATTCTAGCACAGCAGTTCTAGCTTTTGGTGGAAATGTTCCTCCAGCAAGTGGAGCTACAGAAGAATGGTCTGTACCTTCATCAACAACTAAGGTATTAACTGATTAATAAAAGGAGAAAACTATGGCAAAAACATATCAATACTGTGTAGCAGAAAACTGGGGAAAGGGTTTCATCGATCACGTTGAATCTCAAAGAATCACGTTTGCTGGCTATCCTGGTAATGTTTGGCAAGTTCCTGCATACAACAAACACGGTAATCTTTGGATTGCTAAAGTTGCAGGCACTGTAAAAACTAAGGATGAAGCACAAGCGATTGTTGATGCAGAAGTTCAAGCAGCGCAAGCTGCGTGGGATGCGTTACCTGCTGAAGAGAAAACAGATAACAACCCAAGACCTTCTGACATAACATTAGAGGAGTAAAAATTTAAATGGCTGAGTATAAAGGAATACATGGCACAAAGATTCGGAACTATACGACTAATCCCGATAATCCGTTACAGGGAGAGGTGTGGTATAACGATACTGATAACGTATTAAAGTTTGAATATCCTGCTGAAACTACAGTTGGTTCGTGGAGAACTGGTGGGAATTTAAATGAAGGTAGACTTGGTATAATGTCTGCAATTAATGGAACATACAATGCAGCTTTAGGTGCTGGTGGTAATCCAGGAGTAGGAACTGAAATATGTGATTTAACAGAGTTATACAACGGTGTTAGTTGGACCGAAGTAAATAATCTAAATTTCGGAAGAGAAGGTGGTGCTGGAGCAGGAACTCAAACGGCAGCATTAGTTTTTGGAGGATCAAGACAGTCTCAACCAGGAGGTCCAACCACAGCAGATACAGAATCTTGGAATGGCACTAATTGGACTGAGGTTAATGATATGGCTGCAGCTAATGCAAGAATGGCAGGAGCTGGAACACAAACTTCAGCATTAAGTTTTTCTGGAGGCGGTAATACTGCTAACACAGAATTATGGAATGGAACGAATTGGACAGAAGTTAATAATTTAAATACTGGAAGATCAAACTCTTCAGGAACGGGAGCAGATAATACAAGTGCAATATGTGCAGGTGGAGAAACTCCATCTGTTACAGCAGTAACAGAAACTTGGAATGGTACAAACTGGACAGAAGTAAATGATTTAAACACTGCCAGAGATCGTCCAACAACAATTGGATCAAAAACAAATGCTCTATGTGTTGGTGGTCCAGGTGGTAGTAAGCAGTTAGTAGAATTATGGAATGGAACTAATTGGACTGAAACAACAGATTTAGCCACAGGAAGAGCTTTTGCTTCAGGAGCAGGAACAACTTCAAATGGTGTAATTTTTGGGGGTGGCGCAAGTCCAGTTCCTAATATTGCAACAACAGAAGAATGGATAGGTGCAGGCGCGCCAGTCGGTGCTTGGGCTACAGGCGGAAGTTTAAATACAGCTAGAAAAATGTTAGCAGGAGCTGGAACTTATACAGCAGGATTAGCTTTTGGTGGAACACCAGGTTCTGGTGAAACAGGAGCAACAGAATCTTACAACGGATCTAACTGGACAGAAGTCAATGATTTAAATACTGCTAGACAAAGATTAGCAGGATTTGGTGCTAGTAATACAGCTGCATTAGCTGTGGGGGGTCTTGTTGACCCTGGTACACAAAATGAAACAGAATTATGGAATGGAAGTAACTGGACAGAAGTCAATAATCTACAAGCAGCTAGACAATTTATGGGTAGTAATGGTACTACTACTTCTGGTTTAGTTTATGGTGGAGAACCTGCTTCTACTGTTGTAAATAGCACAGAATCTTGGAATGGAACTAACTGGACAGAAGTTAATAATTTAAACAATGCAAGATTTAGAGCTTCAGGATTTGGAGCAGATAATACTTCTGCTATCTGTATTGGTGGATCGCTGGGTCCAGCGGTAACAAACAAAACAGAATCATGGAATGGAACCAACTGGACAGAAGTTAATAATATGAATACCGCTAGAGAAGATTCAGCTGGTGCTGGTATTAGCACAGCAGGTTTAGCATTTGGTGGTGCAACACCTACCATAACAGCTATTACAGAAGATTGGAATGGTGTTAGTTGGGCAGAAGTTGCAGATTTAGCTACAGCTAGAAAAGAACTAGCAGGTGCAGGAACATCAACAAACGCTTTAGCATTTGGTGGAGAAGCACCACCTCAAACAGCTGCAACAGAAGAATGGAATAGTGTATCTAATACAACTAAAACGGTAAGCACGGATTAATTATGGCAACATACAAAGAAATACGAGGAACACAAATTGAAATAGTAGCAACTGATCCATCAAATCCTGTTGAAGGACAAGTTTGGTATAATACAACTTCTAATGTTTTAAAAGGTCAAGGAGCTACAACATCTGGTTCATGGTCTACACAAAATAGTATGAATACTGCACGACAAGCTTTAGGTGGTTCTGGTTCTAGTACAGCAGCTTTAGCGTTTGCAGGAGTTGGTGGTGGACCAACTAATGACCCTCAAGATGTTACAGAACTTTGGAATGGAACTAATTGGACAGAAGTAAACGATTTAAATACTGCAAGAGGATATGTAGGAGGAAGTGGAACATCAACCTCAACATTAGCTTTTGGAGGAAACAGTCCTAATAAAACTGAAACAGAACTTTGGAATGGAACAAACTGGACGGAAGTTAATGATTTAAATATTGGAGCCTCGCAACCAGGAAGTGCAGGAGTAGACAGCACATCAGCATTAGCTTTTGGTGGATCTCCTTATCCCTCAAGAGCAGATAAATGTGAGTCTTGGAATGGAACAAACTGGACAGAAGTAAATGATCTAACCACTGCAAGATCAGCTTTGGGTAGTGCAGGTATTGCAACTGCAGCTTTAGGTTTTGGAGGTAGTGTTCCTGGTTCACCTGGAAAAACTAATGTTACAGAACAATGGAATGGAACGAATTGGACTGAAGTTAACGATTTAAACACTAATAAAAATCAAATAGGAGGATCAGGAACTTACACAGAAGCTTTAGGTTTTGGTGGAGATGATGGATCAAGTACATTAGCTGATGCAGAGTTGTGGAATGGAACTAACTGGACTGAACAAGCAAATTTAAGTCAAGCAAGAAGAGCATTAGCTGGTTCAACTTCAGGAGGCTCTACTGCAGCTTTAGCTTTTGGCGGAGAAGCACCACCGCTATCAGTTGTAACAGATAAATGGGCAGGTGCAGGATCACCTACAACAGTTACATTTACTGACTCATAAGACTTGTAATATATTTTAATTAATATATATTAGTCTTAACTATAAAGGATAAAGCTATGAAAAAAGACGTTAAAGAAGTAATACAACAAGAAGAAACTCATTTAAATAATTTATTAGAGCCATCTGATCTTACTGATTTTAAAGGTATGGTAGACGAGCTTAGAGACACTTGGACCAAGAAACAAATGTTTCGAACAGAAACAGAAGCTAGGTTTTCTGTACTACAAGATAATAGATACCCAACTAAAGCATCAAAGTATTGGCAGTGTGTAAGAGAACAATCTAGTTATCTAGATAATCTTATGGCTTTGTCATTTGACTATAGAAGAAACGAAGCAAAGATTACTTGGTTAGAAAAAAAAATAGATAAAGAAGAGGATGAATATAAAAGAACTAAATACAAAATAGATTTAGACGAAGCTATATTTGGTAAAGCTTCTATGGAAAAAGTTGCTAAACATAGAATGAGAGAAATTAAAATGTGGTCTAAATTAAAAGGTGAATTTAATGATGGATCATTTAATGACAAAGATGTTAACCAACATCAATTAGAGTCATATGGTATGCAGTATCACGAGAAAGCAAAAACACTAAATCAAAACTCATCAGAGGCTGAAATATTTAATGTAATGGGACAACTACAATCTTTACAAAGAATTAAAAAGTCGGGTGAATTAGAAAATAGTTATAAAGAACAAGAAAAACTTGAACAACATGGAAAACCTAAAGTTTGATTTTGTATTTCTGGGTCAATCTGTTTTAAAGTATCAAGTACCTCTTGATATATTTAATTCAATTAATCAGATCTATGAACAAAATTTTAATGACCTTCTAGCGGCTAATAGTCAATTAGTAGGTAAAATAGAAAACGAACATTCTTTGTTTTACAGTGGTCAAGATGAATCTAAAATTAAACGACATAATATGTTGCCGAGAAATATTACAGATTATTTTATGCAAATATTTAAGCACTATTTATCTTTTAATAAAATTAAAGATTATGATACACATTTAAATTCTGTTTGGGTTAATGAGATGAAACAACACGAATACAATCCTACACATATTCATAGAGGTATGTTGTTTACCGGTTTATCTAGTGTAATGATTTTAAAATTACCATCAACATATGGTAGAGAATATTCAAATGTTAAAGTACCACAAAACGGTAGACTTCAAATATTAGGCGCAGCGAACGGTCAATTTGCAAAGATAGATTATCAACCACCAATGGACCTTAGAGATTTTTATATCTTTCCATATGATATGAGACACTGTGTATATCCTTTTAATGGAACAACAGAAACTAGACGAACTCTTGCTGCAAACTGTGATGTACAATTTGATCCTATTAGAAATAGAGGAGCTACTTAATGGATAAACAATATTACATAGATAATCATATAGGTATATTTAAAAACTTTATGCCTAATGAAATGATAAATAATTATTTAAATTATTTTAATAAATGTGAGCAACAAGGCGCAGTATATTCAAGAAACGAAGATGAAATGTTAGTATCTGATAATGCAATTGACACTATAAAAGGTTCACAAGGTAGTTTTAAACCTTCAACTAATGTTGCAATGACCTATACTAATAAACCTTTTATAGATATGTTTTTTAAAGACGTGTATCCTTTGTATACTCAAAAATATTCTTATCTAAAACAATTATCTACTCACAACATATTAGAAGTTAAAATACAAAAAACTAAAACAGGTGAAGGATATCATCATTGGCATTGTGAGAATGCAGCGATGAAAGCAAGAAATAGAATACTAGCTTTTATGGTTTATCTTAATGATGTAGATGAAGGCGGAGAAACAGAGTTTTTATATCAAAAGTGTAGGTTTAAACCTGAAAAAAATACACTATTAGTTTGGCCATCACAGTTTACACACGTACACAGAGGTAACCCTCCTCTGTCAAATGACAAATATATAATAACGGGATGGGTAGAATACGGATATTGATATGATAACAGAACCTCGTTGGAAATCTTACATAGTAGAAACTACACAACCAATCTTTACACCTGAACAATGTAAAATGATTATTGAAGCAGGACGTGCTGAACCTAGAAATGATGCAAGTGTTGGCAACACAGATAAAGGTATTAAAGGTGGAAAGATAGATACTAAAACTAGGACATCACATATTAGTTGGATACCATTTAAAAAAATGGTTGACATGTATAAAGATATTGAACGTATTATGAAAACTACCAATGGTAATCATTTTGGTTTTGATGGAATGACTATAAATGAGATGGCACAATACACAGAATATCCAGAAGGTGGGTTTTATGAATGGCATGTAGATAATGATGTTAACTGCCAACACGAACCACCAGTGCGAAAAATATCTATGACTTGTTTACTTTCTCCTGAATCAGAGTTTGAAGGTGGGGATTTAGAATTAATGTCTGAAGGTAAAGTTGCAAAAATAAAACAAGGACACGCAGTATTCTTTGCATCTTTTATAAGACACAGAGTTAAACCTGTAATACGTGGAAACAGAAAATCTTTAGTTATGTGGTTTGGAGGAACACCATTTAAATAATGCATAGAGAATTATATTTTCCAACACCTATTTATATTGCAGATATAAAACACCCAACTCTTAATCAAGAGTTAGAGAAAGATATTGTAGATTGGTCTAAACAAGATAAAGGTATAACTAGAACTAATGTACAGGGCTGGCATTCAACAACAGACATGCATGAACTACCTCAATTTAAAAAATTAGTTGATATGTTGTATGCTTGTCAAAAAACTATTTATGATCAAGAGCACTTAGACAGTGAACCTGTATTAGGTAATATGTGGGCTAACATTAATCCACCAGGTGGAATGAATAGAGCACACCAACATCCAAACTCATTATGGTCAGGTGTTTATTATATTAAAACACCTAAAAATTGTGGCTATTTAAAAATAGATGATCCTAGATCAGTTGCTTGTATGTCTAGACCTAAACAAAAAGACGGTCCTATACCTCCAAGATTATTTAGAGAAACACATTATGAACCTATTGCTGGAAGATGTATTATGTTTCCATCTTGGTTAATGCATTGTGTTGATCCTAACAATTCTAATGATATAAGAATATCAGTGTCTTTTAATTTTTTACAAAAACGTATGATAATATGAGTTTTCAAGATAAAAAATATCAAGTAATAAAGAACGCTGTGTCTTACGATCTAGCTAACTTTATATTAAACTATTTCTTACTTAAACGAGATGCTGTAAGTTATATGTATAGACATAACATACATTCACAGTCTCCTATCCTTGGAGCATGGACCGATAAACAGATACCTAATACTTACTCTTGTTATTCTGATTTTGTTATGGAAACTCTTATGGTTAAAATG